ACAGTTTTAATACTATTACCACTACCTATCATGGCAAGATCAATCTTACCTAGTGTTAGAGATGTAAGAGTGTTACGTACATTTCCTTTGTGAAGTTCAAAAGTAAACTTCTTATTAGTCTTCTGCATAACTTCAGTAAACTCATTCAGTCTCTTGGCGACTGCGGCATAAGTATTATGAGGCTTTACATTAAACTCTTCTTCATCAACTTCAATACTGGCATCTTCAAATAGATCATAGCCAATGTAGTGTAGCTCATCTGAGTTTTCAAAAGAAGCTAGAGCCATTTCAATAGCACGTCCACCATTCCATGTACCTGTTTCCAAGATAGTTTTTGGCTTGTAGTTTCTTATAATATCAGCAAGCTGCTTGTACCTATTAGGTAAGATGTCAGGAGAAGTTGCTTCATTAGATAGTTTAAATACTCTTTCACCAGTAGCATCCCTGAGAGCAATGTTAGTACTACCTTTGAGGTGGATAAACAAATCATTTACTATAGAGTTCTGTAAGCTTAACTCATGCACTCTCATACCATGTGCAGTATAGATAGTCATCAGCCTACTCATAATGAAACCATCAAACCACTCACGATAGTTTAGAAATTCACTAGAGATATAGCAACCACGTAGATCACCAAGCATATCAACGGCTGTCTGACGTGATAGGTTAAAGCCCTGTAGAAAATAGTCTGGCTCATCTTTATCATCTACTAGATAAACGATGTCACACTTATCTTCGTTAATGGGTAGCATCTTATCAAGAGAATCTACCGTAATGTTCTTCTTAGAGATAGTGTCAGCATCTAACCAGAACAACCAACACTTCTCGTTCTCAAAGGCAGCTTCAGTTAGAGCCATTACTTTAGGTATGAATGTAACAGCATCTATTGAACGGTTGTACTGTACTGCCCCTCCTTCAGTACCGTTGTGTATTTTATTGGCTTCCATACACTCATTGTATTCTTCCATCTCTTCTAGGTTATGGTAGAAGATGTTGTCAGCCTTAGGAAGAGAATGTTTTTTAATATCTACATCATAGTAATAGCAATGAATCTCTATAGATGATTCCCATGAGGTAGTCATCAACCTAAGAAGATGCGAGGACATCTTCTGTAGGTAGTCTTCATTGAAACATGTTACAAACTTATACTTCATTATACATATCCATTGGCTTTACTTTGCCTCGCCCTGCTAGGTATGTATAATCCCCATTCCATTCGGCTGCATACTTACCATCAATAGTCCGACCACACTTCCAATCTTTAAACCAAGGACCGCCTGTAGTAAAGTGTACGTTCTTGGCGTCCATGTCTTCTGGAGAATGATTGTCCAACCAGTTCCATTCTTCATGGATGCTACCAATATCAGAATCTTTATCAGGCAACCACTCAAAGCCGTGCAGGTATCCACCTGTCTGTGTGTTTACAAGTTCAGGAGTAAGCTTCTTATTGAGCTTATGACCACAGTTAAAGAGCATAAGGCTAGACCAATTCTTACGTCGGTAGTTCTCTTGCTTACGCCCATCCATTTTAATACCATCACCCGGTGCATACTTATGTTTAACACAGTACAGTGGGTAGTAGTCTGAGTTATACTCTTCAAAGATTTCATTGATGTCAGTACGTAGATACATGTCAGAGTCCATGTACAAGGCCCAGCCTTCATACATGTTCATGGCTGGCACCAAGAAGCGAGTGAAACTAAACTCACTTGAGAAGGGCTTGCCATCAATCTTATCAATAGTTTGTCCATCAACTACATCAAACTCTCTGGTGTACATTCCCATTCGCTCTGCAACATCACGCCGGATAGGTACAACACGTACATTATCTACGGCTATGCGTTCAATGGTAAACTTTAAAACTTCATAGGCTGTATTCTCTTTAGGGTCGTATCCTATGTATACAGTGTTGGGTGATTTCTTCATCTATGTTCCTTTTTTTCCTTCCCATGATTAGGGTGATAATTATAATTAATACTTGCTACTGCTCTGACTGCTGCTGCTTCTTCAGCAGTGTCATAATATCCTAAATGTTTTTTAATATTATTAGTAGATATTACTACCTGATATTTTCTATACCGTTTATAAAAACTCACTCCTGAATAACCAGTTTTACTATTGTTTTGTAATGTTTTATTTTTATTATTTTCAGCCTGAGTTACATCCCTAAGATTTTTTATTCTATTATCTGTAGGGTCTTGGTTGATATGGTCTATATGATTTTTAGGCCACTCACCATAATATATTAACCATACTATACGATGTGTGCAATATTTTTTACCAAGAAATCCACCCCTTAATCTAGCTATCTGTCCAGACTTTCTACGAGTAATGGCTGTAAGTGCTTCTTTACCAGCCCATTGATTATTAAAAGACTTTCTATGGGTAGGGTTCTTAAAATATTTTGCTGATCTTTCTTTCCAGAAGAGTTTACCAGTATCAGGATTGTAAGTTAATAATTCTCTAGCTATTTCAGCAGTAAGTTCCATAATCATTATCCTTATACACTATATTTGTTTATCTGTCAAGCACTTTCTGCCCACACTTCTGACCAGCTACCACTCAATGCACCCTTTGCATAGTCAGTGGAGTGGTTCTCAAAGAAGTTAGTATGCGTAGGTGCATTAATCATAGTCTCTACCCAAGGCAGAGGATTACGTTTGACCTTGAAGATACCCTTCATACCCATAGAGATAAGCCTACGGTCTGCAATGTACCTAATGTATTCCTTTACCTCAGTATCCCTAAGACCTTCTACCTTACCCATCTTAAAGGATAGGTCTACAAACTTATCTTCCAGTTCAACCATAGTCTCTGCAATGCTATAGATAGCTGACTTGGTTTCGTCGTTCCACTCTTTACGGTTCTCTTCGATGTAAGTTCTAAAGAGTTGGATCATACCTTCTGCATGTTGTGTCTCATCTACAATAGACCACGTTACAATCTGTCCCATGCCCTTCATCTTACCATGACGTGGAAAGTTAAGCAACATAATAAAACTAGAGAACAGTGCCAGTCCCTCAGTAAAGGCAGAGATAGCAGCTATCTTAATAGGCAGAGATATTTTCTTACTGTTTACATTAGCCATGAAGTACTCATGCTTCTCACGCATGGCATCGTACTCCAAGAACTCATTGTATGTAGAGTCAGGCATACCCAGTGACTCAATCAAGTGTGAGTAGGCTGCAATGTGTAGTGCTTCCCTAGCAGCAAAGCCTGACAACATCATACGTACTTCAGGCTGTGGGAAGTTAGGTAGGTAGTTATCAATGTACCCACCAGCTACATCAATGTCAGACTGAGTAAAGAACCTAAAGATATTAGTTAGAAAGTATTTCTCTTCAGTAGAGAGAGTATTCTTCCAGTCTTTAATGTCTTCCATCATGGGTACTTCAGTGTGCAGCCAGTGAGACTGCTCATGTTTCAACCACAGGTCATAGGCCCACGGGTAGTGGAACGGTTTGAAGTAGTCACGTCTATCTTGAAGCTTTAGTTTACTGGTCATAGTATGGCCTCTTTCCTCTGTTGTCTTTCCACTGCCTTGGTATGTCGTCTTCATGTTCAAAAGCATAGCGGCTGTTCCACATAGCACAGGATATGCTAGTAAAAATTCCGTATCCTTTTGATCTTAGATAACAGTACCACTTATATATCATGCTAACCTTCACAAGCCAAGCACTCCTCACCAGAAGCAAGTGCTTCCATATCAATCTCCTGTATAATCTCCCGTTCAATCTTACGTGATACCTTATCAGCCTTACCAATCTTTTCAGAACGGCAGTAGTACATAGTCTTGACTCCCTTCTTCCATGCCATGAAGTGTACAGCATGTAGGTAGGTGATGTTTGCATCTGGCCTGAAGAAAACATTGAGTGACTGAGACTGATCAATGTATTCCTGCCTATCAGCAGCATGTTCAATCACCCACCGCTGATCAATCTCCATAGAAGTCTTGTATATCTCTTTCTCTTGGTCGTCCAAGCAGCGTAGGTGCTGCACTGAACCATCATTAGCAATGATTGATGACCAGATGCGTTCATAGTTTAAGGTAGTATTCTCTTCGCACTTATCTTTAATAAGTTTATCTAAGAATTTATTCTTGTTTAGAAATGATCCACTTAAGGTATCCTGTCTATAAGCGTTAGCTCTCCACGGTTCAATAGATGGAGAGGTATTGCCCATAATAATAGAGGAAGAAGCATTAGGTGCAATAGCCATGACATGACTACACCTTAGTCCAGTGCCTTTGGCATCAGGAGCCTCGCCTCTCTCACGTCCAAGCTCAAGGTTGGCTGAGTCAAGACCTGATCTAATGTGTCTAAACATTCTCATGTTAGCAGACTTAGCCACGGCAGATTCAAATGGCATACCCTTCTTCTGTAGGTAAGCATGAAAACCCAAGGCACCTACACCTACACTACGCTCACGCATTGCTGAATATTTAGCACGGCTAATACTATCAGGAGCATCCTCAATAAACTTACTTAAAGTATTATCCAACATCTCCAAGATATCTTTAAGAAAGCCCTTATCCTTAGACCACTCATCAAAGTATTCTAGGTTAAGAGAAGACAAGCAGCATACAGCAGTGCGATCTTTATTAGTAGGTAGTATAATCTCTGAGCATAAGTTAGACTGGTTGATCTCCAAGCCAAGCTGCTTCAACCATACTGGCATCTTCTCATTGGATGTATCAATGAAGTGTATGTATGGCTCGCCTGTTTGCATACGCATCTCTAAGATACGCTGCCACATATCTCTTGCTGATACAGTATCTTTAATTTCTTTTGTATGTGGATCACGTAGATGCCAGCTATCATCTATATTAGGATCAGTCATAGAATCTTCAATAAGCTGCATAAACTTATTGCTAATATTAATACCATGATGGAGGTTCAAGCATCTAAAGTTTTGATCACCAGTAGGCTTACGCATCTCCAAGAACAATAGTATATCAGGGTGATCAATGTTTAGGTAGGCAGCATAGCTTCCCCTACGTGTACGTCCCTGACGGTAGGCTAGGCTAGAGGCATCATACATCTTTAGATGAGGCATCATACCCGTAGACTTGTCATCAGCAGAACGAATACCAAAGCCAATACCAACACCACCACCATACATGGACAGCCAGTTAGTCTCTGATAGATTGTTTACTAATCCTTCAGCGGTGTCATCAATGTAGTTAAGGTAACACGAGATAGGCAGTCCACGCTTGGACCTACCATAAGATAGTATAGGAGTAGAGTAAGACAGCCAGTGCTTAGAAGCATAGTCATAAAGTCTTTGGGCGTGATCGTTATCAGTAGAAAATGTTTTAGATACAAAAGCAAATCTCTCTTGCGGAGACAACTCATTATCCATCATGTAAGATTCCTTAAGCCTAGCAATACCAAGCTCGTCGAACAAGTGATCTTGTGCGGGGTTGATGTTGATGCCAAGGTGAGTCATTTGAGGCATGTAGTTAGTCTCCTTTATTGTATTCCATTTGTAGTATCATCTGTGCGTAGTGAATTACTTTACGTATGTCAGCTTCACCATCACCCTTTGTTTTATGACGTGTGATATACTTAATAACATTCCCTTCGAGGAAGGTAAGGTCGTTAGCATGGATATATTCTACAGGTTGTATCTTACAATCTTTGTAGTGAGTACCCCCTACTTGCATATCTAAAGCTTCACTAAGAATCTTACTCGCAATCTGTTCTTCAGCCATTCTTTTTTTATCCGCAGCTTCTTTCCTATCTTCTTTAATACGCCTCAAAATATAGTGATCTCTTTCTTCAGCCATCCACTTCACGCCTACTTCCTTTTAGCTTTTTAAGCTTTCTATTACAAGACTCAACCCAATTTGAAAATGTATTTGTAAATAGACATGGAGACACAGCGTGGATTATCAACGCCAGTCCAACTGCTATACCTTCTCCTAACAGGTTTAAAGAAAACAAGAAATGTTCTTTGTACGTCATGTTAACATCATTCAAATGTTTATTCAAGTTCTTTTCTCCTTAGTAAAAGATTTAGTTTATGTCTTACTTCTTTTTTATTGTCTGAGTTAATAACATAAGATGCAAACTCTCTAACCTTATTAGGATTAAGCTCGGCATAGTCACATATAAATTCAAAGTTTTCACTAGTCACACCTATAGAAGCGAAGAACCAATTGGTAGCTTCTCTTCTTAGAGATGTAATACTACTTGACTCAGTAATACTTTTAGACTTAGTTGCATCCAATAGAGCTTGGTATATAACAGATAAGAATAAAATATTGTTTGAATCTTTTTTACTTTCCTCTTGTAACTCTAGTATATTATTTATATTTTGTTGGTTCATCCTCAAACTCTTGTACTGGCCTATAGAACTTACCACCCACATAATTATTATAGTATGCTGGCTCATCTGTACCTTCTAAGGTAGATGATAAGACATTATATTTCATCTGGTAGTATAGCTCGTAATATTTCAGGCTTCTTTTATTTTTAAACTCAGCTATAATTTCAAACTTAAAACTTCTCTTGCCTAACTTCTTAATATCTTCTAGTAGTAACTTAGAAGAACCCATATAAATAAGCCAGTTAGACTCTCTCTTGGTAGCTTTAGCACTACCCTTCTTTCTTTTTACTGGATGCCAATACTGCTTGCATCCTACGTAAGCCTTACCTGTTTTCTTATTTGTAATAAGATAGACAAACCCAAAGTGTTTGTTAGGGTTAGGCTTACTAGGATACTTCCAGTGCATTTAGGTAGTTACTTCTTCAACGTCAGGCGTCTTAACAACTTCAACCAATTCTCTTGTACCATTTGAATACTTAAAAGTACGTATTCCTTTACCTTGATTAGCATCAGACCAACACACACCTTTGTGTCTACAATAAACACAACCAACAGCAAGCTTAAGGTTGCCAGACTTCCCATCAGGAACAGCAGCATAGCACCTAGAAGGTATATTACTTCCTTTAACCACTTCTTTAAGGTGCTTAATCCTGCTACTAGCATTGACCATCTCCATAGAGTGTACTGGTGTTAAACAAATCTTACCAGTAGATTTATCTATAACAAGAAAGGCTGCTTCAGATATACCATTGGCTTGAGCATAGGCAGATATCTGTGCCATGTATCCAAAGGGATCGTCGTCAGCTATTGTATTAGACTCAAACTTTTTAAAGCTGAATCCAGAAGCAGACTTACAATCAACCAGAACCCCATCAATAACTGCATCCTGATGACCCAGTACTCCTTCTACTGTAACTTCTTTCTGTTGCGCTTCTACTGTGTGACCTGCTATAGATGCACAGAGTAGTAGAAGTTCTTCAAGAATATATCCATATAGAAATTTAATACGTGTGCTTGGTGGTAGTTTTTCTTCTGTTGTTTCTGTATTAACATCATACCATAATTGTCTGTCAGGCTTTCCTATTGCAGACAGCCTAAGATTTCCACTGTCCCTTGGTTTGCTGTACATAAATTCTTTGATGTGAACCTTAAGCATCTCACCAAAGTTATCTATGAGATCATCTACTTCTTTCTCATCACGTTCTATAGGTGTGAGATTAAATAACTCATAGATATCTTCTACTATTGTATTAATATTTTTCATAATAGGATAGGGGTGCTACACTAACCCTTAAAAAAATGCAGCACCCCACCTTCACCTAGTTACCAAAGGGAATGTCATCTGATTCAAGATCAGCCATTTGAGAAGCGGCATCATTAACATAACCACCCTCTACAACTTCAAAATCTTTATCATCCCCATACTCAATCAACTCAACTACTTGAACTGCTGCAAGATCAGCAGACACACCTGCCTTACCTGCATAGTTCCACTCAAAGGGAAGTGCCTTTACTGTAACCACACTGCCATTCCCAATAAGTTTCTTATCCCAAGGATTGTTTTGGGAATCCACTACCGTAGGT